CAGGTATTTCTTGTCGTTGATAAGAACGAAATCCTTGATTACCAAGCATCCCCATCAATGCTAATTTTGTTCCATCTGTATCACCACCAGCCATATCAACTGCTTGCAATACTCTTGTTACTATAGCCTGTACTGCTTTTGCTTTATCTGCTTTAGTTTCTTTTGTTTCTTGTTTTTCTTCTTTTGAATCTGATTCAGATTCTTGTTCTTCTACAGCAGATTCAACTTCTGAAACAGCTTCTGCAACTTCTGCTACTTGTTCTGGTTGACTATCACTAGATGCCATTCCAGTATTGATTTGTATTTTCTCTATTTTACCAGCAACAGTTGGAACAGATAATGTAACTGTGGTTGGTGTAGTTGTTACTCCAACACTAATATTTTGTGTCCCACTAGGTGTCGAAACATTGATTTCCATGTTTGCCGAATCAACAGCAGACATACCTGTATCTGTAATGATATCATCTACAGCATTTGCTACCAAGTCTAAAACAGTATCTTGTACATTATTAATAACTTCCCATGTAGACGTTAAGTTAATTGCATTTGTTTGTGGCCCATTATATCCACCAGTTAAACTAGTACCCTCAAGAATCAATCCAAATGTTGCAAGAGAATAAGCTAATGTATTTTCTGGTACAATTAATTGACTAGTTATTGTTTGGTAATCTTGTCCTGCACTAGTCGTAAAATTCTGTGTATCAGAATAAGTGGTTGTTCCATCCGTTACTTTAATTTCTACTGAAAATGCATCACCACCTACATAATTTCTATCCCTCAATCCAATAGAACTATCCATAGTAAATCCTTGAAGCATTTGTTCTTCGGTCATAAACGTACTAATGTCATTAGTAATCCTCCATTCACCACCATGACTATCCCAATAAACTACATCATCATCAGAACCACCATCAGAGTAGATGTCTGAACGTGGGTCATAGGTACAATTGCTACCATTTTCACAAACGTGTGTTGCTCCTGCATCCTTCTCTGTTACATCAGCAGTTGTTTCTGTTTCTGCAAATGCATTAGTACAAAATAATAGGGCAACCAGAACTCCACCTAGGTAGCGATTTCGTAACCATCGGTTCTCGGTAGAGTTCTGGTCTGTGCTGGATGGACTAAGGCGCCTCACCAGCTGTTTAATAATCTTCATTTTAGTTTCTCTACGTCTGCTTGGTCTATTACATCAAACTTAGTCATACCAGATGCCTCTGCGTTCTTCCACATCTTCTCTGCCATATCTGGATCACTAGACCTTATTAACTTTGAATTTGTTATCTTGAAATCATGTATCAATATCTCATTATGATTAAATTGTTCTATATCAGAATATTTAATATCATTATTAATTGCTTTAATAAAAGTACTATTGATTATCTTCTTAGCTTCTTGATGATAGAACTTAATAAACTCTCTTTTAGTCTTACCATCTTTATCATGTATCCAATTACCTACATCATACTTAAACATTGAACCACGTCCCTTCGATGGTATATCAAAATGTTTTATTAACTTTGGATGTATCTTTTGACCAAATTGAAATATTCTAGCATTAAGTCTTGCTGATACATTACCATTAGGTGATAACCATCTGATACCATTTCTATCTGTCCTAGTATTCACATCATTCTGAAATTCAACAGAACTCTTACCATCTAGTGTAGTTAATATTTCACCATGATTGAGTAGTCCTTTAGCAACGCCCCTTGAACCTTTAGTAAAACCAGCAACATCTACACGTTTACCTTGTAATTTTGCAAGTTTTTGTAGTCCCTTGATAGTGGTAACATGATATACACCTTGCACATCAACTTCAAATTCTTTAAGAATAGAAGGAGATAATGGTAAAAAACCATCAGCCATGAACTGCCATTCTTTATTATGTTTTCTTACATTAACAAACTCTAAAAATGTTTGCATTTGTTTAATAATCTTCATCCCAATTAGGCTCCTCATCAGTATGATATGTATCTAACTCTGCAACTTTCTCTTTGTTCTCTCGTTTCTCTCTCCACTCTTGATAGTCAGGTCTGCGATATGGTTCTTTGTCCCATATTACTTTTGCAGCCTGTCCAATCTTTCCGTCTATCGGACAAGGAGTACCAGCCATTTCCATAGCTTGAAAAACTCTGGTATCTTGACATAACAAACTAACTGAAGCAACTTTCATACCCATACCGTAAAGAGAACGTGCGAGTTTCAATCGTTCACAATTCTTATCTTCAATCGTCTTACCCATAGAAAGACCAAACCATGCTGTCTGAGCTGCACCACTTATTCCTGTCCTACATACATCATTATTATTTATAATTACACTTGGTGATACAGCAGTACTAGGTGTTCGGTCAACTGTAGTTGTTCCCGTAACTGTTGAACTACTTACTGTATTGCTGTCTGCTCCGTGTGCTGTGTGTGATAATATACTGACCATCAAAAACATAACAAGTGAAATAATAAATTTCACTTTTTTTACTCCTTATAGTTAAGTGTCCCTCTCTTTTGGATAATTCTTTTCTCTGTGATAATGTAATCCATCTTAATATCAAATTCGTTCAGTTTCAATTTCCAACCAAACCCCAACACTTGAAAATCATATGCTACACCAATAATACAAGTTGTCTTGGGTAGCTGGTCAAGAAATCTATCATAGTATCCCGAACCCCTACCATACCTTGCACGTTTTTCATCAAAGACTACTCCTGGGACAATGACTAAATCAACATCCAACACATTATCTTTTGGTTCTGGAGTTGGATAATATATCTCTTTATCAGAATGAATCTCAGCATCGTGTATTAAGTTTTTTGTAGAAACTTCGTTTTCTTTACTCTTGTAAATATTTATATTTCCAGCAGACTTCCATTCATGCTGTTCTAATACTGTTTTTTGTATTCTATCGGAAAGAGCCGAACATTCAAGAGGACACATTCGTTTCCTCCGATAGAGTATCATATTTCTCAATAATACTTTGAGTGCAAACATTATCTTTTTTCTGGTCTTTCTAATAAAGTAATATCAACATTAATAATTTTGCCTGCTCTCAATACATCCAGATTGATTGTAGTACCCGGAAGCTTTCGAGCAATAACTGAAGCAAATGTAGTATGTTTAACTATTTCACCATCTAACTCTCTAATGATATCACCTTTAATCAATTTATCTTTTGCAGCTCCATCATCTGTTACTTTCATAACAATAACATTCTCACCAAACTCTAAATTATTACTTTTGGTTTCAGTACGATCAAGTAAACGATAATGAATACCCATGTAACTCCATCGTATCTTCGTACCATCTGCAAGTCGTATCAATATATCTTGTGCATATTGTCCATCAATAGCAAAACCAAGTCCAATACTTCCACCGGGTTCTTGGTTACTAGCCGATGGTGATAATATTAAAGTATTAATGCCAATAACTTTTCCTTCTGCATCAAACAACGGCCCACCAGAGTTGCCACGATTCATCGCTGCATCTGTCTGGACATATGGAACAAAAGGAGGAGCAGCATTAAGAATAGTCCTATCAACAGCAGAAATAATACCGAAAGACACACTAAAGTCCAATCCAATAGGTGACCCAATAATAATTGCATGGCCACCCAACTTCGGCTTATCACCCCATTGGATTGTTGGAAACTTTTCGTTATCTTCGTTGATGATTTTAAGTATAGCAATGTCGGATATGGAATCATAATTATATATTGTTGCTTCATATTGTGAATAATTACTAAACCCTATTCTAATAATACTTGGTTTATCAATTGCATTTCTTATCACATGCCAATTGGTAACTACAAACCCATCTTCCTGAAACACAAAACCACTACCAGCAGAAAACTGATTTGGTTGTGGTTCAATTGATTCACCGGGTCTTACAAAACGTGTTGGTGAATTGTTAGTAGATTGTTTAAGTTCAACCGCAACAGTTACAACTGACGGCATTACTTTTTCTATAACAGTATTCGGTGTCTGAATACCATATCCAGCACTATGCTCTATTACTTTGGTTGCAGCTGCACTTCCAACTGTGCCTAATGCTGAAAGTGCTGTAACGCCACCACAACCAACTGATAAAAACCAAATGCTACCAATAACTATTAAATTTTTAATGACTTTTTGTAACATCTCTTTCTCCAGCAGAGGGTGAAAACAAAAGTCAAGGAGTATGTAAATCTATATCATTTCCACCAAGAATACAGCTTTTATCTTGTTTCTTGTAAACAAACACAATTGCCCATTGACTTGTTTGTGAATTAATCCACATCTCAGTTGATGCTAAATGTTTATGCTTTTCATCGTGGACTAATCCTGACGCAGCTAATTGCATTTTATAAGACTTCACAACCATATTCTTAATGAACTCTTTTTTATTACAATACAATAAAACTTCATCTATATTTTTCAACTGTACATTACCGCTTATAGCTGTACTACTTCTTAACGTCATAATAACTATTAAACTCAAGCACAACATTATTTTTTTCATCAATCTCGCACCTTAATATCAGCACCCGGAACATTTTTATTCATATTATGCAACAAATCATTAAAATCTCTAGGTACTTTTTTTAATCCTAATGAAACAGGATCACATAGTTGAGTATTACCAATAAGACGAACAATACTTCCCTTGTGTTTACACTTAGGACATGGTTCTTCTAATGGTTTATTAATATTAGCTATGGTTTCAAACTGCTCAAAACCATGCGTACATTCACTACATTCAAATACATAATTTGGCATTACACACTTACTCCTAAAGGTATTTCAAATTTTGATAATCTATTTTTCCACTTCCAAAATGATTCTCCATGATCTGAACGATATAAATGCATCCATTGCCATTGATGAACCATCTCATGTGCTAACACAAAAAGAAATTCATTCTTATTAATAAACCTGTCTGCAATAGAAAGAATAGCATATATCTTTCCATCATATTCCTCAAATGGAATATGTTCTGCATGACAGCCTTGCTTTCGTTTTATTTCTATTTCATGGAATGGATATATTTCATTCTTAAATACTTCTTTGTTTAATATATTGAACCAACGTGTAATAAGATGTTTAGTTGGGAAAAAGGTTTTTATTTTTTTGTTTTCTTTATATGCTCTGCCCAAATTTGTTTCATAACTTCTCACCTCTTGAATAACAGGATTTTCTTTTGAAACGTACATCAATCCTCCTTACTTGTATCTATTAGGCCTACCTCCATTAGAGCGTTTTGCATAAACGGTAGCACCTGATTCATTTCTATTAGTTGCAGAAATATCTGCTTTGAAATCTCTGCTAACCTCATACTCACAAGACAATATTGTACCAAAAAAATTACCTACATACTTTCCTCCATCCCAATTTAATTTAAAATGATGATCGTCCTCATCAACCAAATCAACTTTAATATGTTTTTCTTTGAAAGCTTCAACTACCATTGCTTCGTTATCATATAATTTCTTTCTGCCAGACTTTACACTAACAGTAGTCTTTAAACTTTCACCATCTGTTGTAACACCTATGGACATTGTTATGCTCCTTTTTCTTTATACAAATCTGGAAATACTTCCAATACTAATTTTGATGTTAGACCTTTTACTTTAAGTTTCTTCTTCAACATTTCCATATAAACAAAAGATTCTGATGGATGCATACTCTCTAATATTTGAATCAAAATCTGTTTCAATCGTTCAGGCTTTACTCCTTTTGCAGCTGGATGTCCTGTCACAAAAATAGAACACCTTGGTATTTCACGATAAAGATTATTCTCATTTAAACCAATCGGTGCATCGTTTGGTGTAAAGTCTGGTTGTTCTGTTATTGCCCACTTTACATTTGGGTCATATGCACCTCTCAAAATATGTTGAAGTATTGGAACATTTTTATACTGTTCTAATATTTCTTTTTTTTCTTTTTTAGTCTTTACTGCTTCGATCTTATTAAAAATCTCGGGTATCGTTTCTGTAAATCCATCTTGTACCATTAGAAATCTCCTATAGTTTCAATTAACATTTTCAATCTGTTCTTCACAAAATAATTTAGTAATCCACTTCTACTTGGAACTATTTGTGTATTGTACTGTTCCAAAATATCAAGTGTCATTGGAGGAGGAATAAACTCAAAATCTATTAGCTCTTGGTTTCTATCCCAACCATGTACCATACCATTATCACAAAAATCTTCACGGTCTTGTTGTAACCAGACAGCAACTTTCTTCTTTGAAATTGGTTTTTGTCGTACACCCTCAACAATACAATCATCAGCTGATAAGATATTTGGAATACCATCTCCCTTATCACCACGAATAATATGCTCTTTCAAATAAGTCGCTGCATTAATTCCCTTCAACATCTTTCCACGCATAGGGGAATATTGTCTTATCTTCTTATATTTATACAACTGGTTAAAGTCTTTATCACTAGAAATGATTAAAGATGGCTCTTTTAGACAATCATTCGCATGTTTAGCTAATACAGCTATCACATCATCGCCTTCTGCGTGTGGGACTTGTATCACTTTGTATGGAAAATGTGTCTTTAGTTCTCCTACAATCCGAGATATTGTGTCAAATAATGCCGACCAATCCATACCTTGTTCTTTGTTCTGCTTCTCTCTTTGGACTTTTCTATGAGCCTTATAATATGGAAAAGCTATCTTCCTCCAACTAGAAAGATGATCTGTACATATAACCATCTCACCATACTTGGCTTTATGTTTAGTCCTATATGAGCGAATGCTATTCAACACCAAATGGCGAATAAAGTCCTCAGAAAATCTTTCCTCATCTGGAACTTTAGATGCCACCATAATACTACCAATAATTATATTACTGAAATCAAGTAAAATCATATTACCCCATTATCTTGATATTCCAATACTTCTATATTAGTAATAGAATCCATGCGAAATGAACGCCACTCACCTTTATTTATATCAAATACAGGTAAGACTTCTTCGTTCTCTTTACGATTGTTTGAATCTGTTGGAGGAATAATATGTTCTTGTAACGAACAATCCATTACTCGCTCCTCACCATTTACTTTCGTAAATGTAATCCTCATAGCTTTCATTTGTAAATTCTTAATCAATGTATCTCTTTTCATTAATATACTCCTTCCACTCTAGTTACAAAATTGTCTGGTGTTAGTAAAACATCAACCAGCATATCATTTTCAATCTTACCACATACTGCACTTGTTTTAAACTTGTATGTATCTTCTTTAGATATAACTACTCCTTTTGTTTTTGTTAATTTTCTAACAATACCACGAGCCATCTTTTGTGCAGAATCTTCTGTGACTAAATCTTTATTGCTCACTTTTCCTCCTCTACAAAAAATGTATCTTCTTCAATCTTGCCGGTCATCAGTCCTTCAGAAAATGGTTCTTTCGTTTTATCAACAACTATACCAAACAATGAACGATCTCCACCTTCCAATTTTTCCATCTGTTTATCCACAAATGGAATAACATCATCTTCAACAATATTAATTGCACCACCAAACCCTTCACTAATTGTTTCGGCTACTCGATTCCATTCTTGTTTCACAATTTCTGAATTAGTTTTTCCATCAGTATCCACAAAAATCAATACACCCATAAGATAAATTAAAACTATCAACATTAATGTTTTAAGTTTATTCCACATTTTAGAATACTCCTAATAGTATAGTTTGGGCATTAATACGACCCGTCATAGTTTGCTCTTTAGTTTTCATATTATTCAACTGCTTTTTCAAAGAGCGTTTAGTTAAGACACTCAATATGTCTTTTGGTTTCCTAGCAGTTTTCTGGACTGATGTATCTTCATCAAAATGTTGTATAGTGCAACCCTTAACAGATAGTCCTCTTATTGTATTGACAGCATGGTATACACCAAATGTTTTATATCTGGTATTGTAAACCCATAACTCATTAGCCCCAATAATTTTCTCTGGATTAACACTAACCAATTTAAGTCCAGTAAATTCTTGTTGATACTTTAAAGCCTTAACAAGTCTTGTAGCAGATAATGTTTTCTTCTTGCGTGGTTTGCGTTGTGCTGTAGAGTTCTTAATAATACGATCTAAGTCATCAACGATTATACCATAGAAGTCCATCATCTTTTTATGATACTTTGGTTTCAGGTGACTCCATGCTTCTAATACATATTCATCATCTTTATTATATACATCAACAAGCTCATTATAACAATCAACATAGAACGGCCTCATCTTTCGTGCGTGTGCAGCTTTACATCCAATCTCTAGCATATGATTATATACATCATACTTCATCTTATAATCACTATCAATAAATTCATCCACCTGTCCCTCTACTGCGGAAATGTAATCTTCCACTTTACCCTGTAAACGATCTTGGATACTGATTTTTGGCCGAGATTTTTCTTTAGCTTCTTCTTTTTCTTGTTCAGCCACAATCTCAAGTGAAGGGTCAACCAATGCACCATCAACCAATTTACATGCTCGTGTTGCACCATCAGCACATTTCATAATATCATATAGTTGTTTACTCATTATAAAAACATCCTCCCAATTCCAAAAATTGCTATTGTTATCACCACTACATTTAATATAATTAGATTAGCACTATTTCTCATATAAGCATTAATGATATGTAATGATGAGCCAAATATCTGTACAATAAATATTGTAAGAATTGAAACCGCATCACCATACCATGCCATTAAAACATAGATACTAATAAAACATAACGAACCAATCGTTTCGCAAAACAAACGAAACCGATTATTTTTCCAATCATCTATCAACCAATTTTTCATTCAAACCTCAATTATTACTATATGTCATTGTGTATTTTGGTGATTGCACCATAACTTCAGGATACTCAACTTCTTGTTTAGCCATTTCTTTATCATACTTTTCTTTATCAGTTCCTTCACCTTCTATAGAATCCAACCATTGTTCAAACTCATATTTATCCAATTCATAATCTTCCCATTCTTCATCCCAAACACTCATAACAAACCTCCTTTTATATTTTTAGAAACAATCACTTTTTTACAATTTCCAGAATAATTTATCTCACCACCATTAGCAAGACGAAAAAATGAAACACCAACATCAACTACTTTTTTAAACTCATTACACTTTTTAACTTTATCAAAAGATATTTTAAATTCGTGATGAGCTGGTTCCCCATTATCTAGGAAAACAGTTAATACTACATAAAGAATCCATTTCATACTTGCTCCTTTTCTCACTTAATATACTACTATTATAGCAAAACAGGGGCTGAAACACAAGGAACAATATGGTCTGTAAGTTGTTGTTTTATAAGGGGTTGCACTACTATCATGTAACCCATTGTAAACAAAGGAGTTATAAACCCCTTATTTACTTGGGGTTGGTTGGGGTATTTTCTTGGCAATGTATTGGAGCAAATCCAGCACTCGGCAACAGTAGCCATATTCATTATCATAAAAAGCAATCAATTTTAATAGTCGTTTATTAATCATCATAGAGGAGAGAATATCAACGATAGCAGAACAGGAATCACCAATAAAATCTATAGATACCAATGGTTCATATGAAACACATAATATACCATGCATTTTCTTTTCTTTTTCAAACACATCAATAACATCTTCCATAGTAGTATCTTGTTCCAACTCAACGGATAAATCTAATAAAGATACATTTGGTACTGGTACACGAATTGCAAGTCCATCTATCTTTCCTTCCAACTCTGGAATAATAATACCAACATTCTTTGCCGCACCTGTCGTTGTTGGAATAATAGACATGGTTGCAGCTCTTGCTCTTCGTAAATCTGGATGTGACGAATCAAGTAATGCCTGGCCCATAGTAAAAGAATGGACTGTAGTCATTGTACCTTGTTTGATACCAAAGTTCTTTAACAATACTTTTAATATTGGTGTCAAGCAAGTAGTGGTACAAGATGAAGCAGAAATAACATTGTTCTCTTGAACTTTATAACTGGCTTCATTTACACCATATACTAATGTAGCATCAACATCTTTGGCTGGTGATGTTACAATAACATTCTTTGCACCAGCTTCTATATGTTGTTCAAGATCATGTTTGTTTGTGAATTGTCCCGTAGAGTCAATTACAAAGTCAACTTCTAATTCACCCCAAGGAAGTTTGGCTGGTGTTTTTCTATCAAAGTTTGGAATTGTGTGTCCATCAATAATCAAGTTATCTAATTCATAACTAATCTCACCCTGATACTTACCATAAACTGAATCATACTTAAACAAATGAGCTCGAACATCAACAGTCGTTCTAGCATTGATAGCAACAATATTGTATCTGTTATCTGATATTAATTTACGAACTAAATTTCTTCCAATCCTACCAAAACCATTAAACGCTATATTAATTTTTTTCGGTTTCTCCACCATAATCTCTCCATTTCAAATCCAGTTCATCTTTAAAACATTTAAAAAAATATTCCATCTCACAAAACCAATACTTTTTATATTTCACACCATGTGGTAATTGAAATAATTTATCACCTAAATATTCTGTGTTGAAAAGAACATACTGTCCCTTTCTGGTTATCTTAATAAACAACAACCATACATCTTTCTCTGATGTTACATCATGCTCTACTTGTTCTATCCAAGTATCTAATAGTTTAATACTATTCTTTGCTATCAGTTGATGGAAAGGAAACTCTGCATAGTTCTTACACTCAGCCAAGAAATAAGGATACTTTACTGGTGGGATAATATCACCACGCGATAACTTTATTTGTTCCTCAGAAAGATATTCTTTTCTGAACTGATTTGAGCCACCGATGAAAGCACCAGAACCCGGAACTCTAATAAATGAATCAACATATAGTTTAGATAAAAAAATACAAACATCACGTTCCCAGCTCTTGCCTTTGTTCTTTGACTTACTACTCATAAATGATAGCCAGTATCGCTATCATCATCTTCATCCCATTCTTCTTCTTCATCAACATCTCTGCCATAAACTGGATTGGCACAAAATGGACAAAACTTAGGCATCATATCTTCTTCGCATTCCATAACAAATGTATGTCCACATTCTGAACAACCAAATCTTTTCTCGACCTCATCCATATTAATTCTCCGATTGAACGTCAACGATTTCACACTTATCACCTGTACAGGCATATTCTTGTGATCCTCGTGTATGATCTTCTTGTTCGTATTTAGACAATTCATCCCAATCAATTTCTTTTGGCATACTCTTTAACATTTCTTTATACTCTGCTTCAGTACAATCTTGATAAGGAGCTTGTTGATATGAATGATCTATATGTGGTAAAAAAGAAATTCCAGAAATCATATCAAAATTCTTAAAGACCCATGCACCAACTTCAATCCATTCATCTTCTTTAACTGTTATTGTAACAGATGGCTTATGTTCACACCAATGTTCTTGATACAATTTCCAAAACTCTAACTGCTCAATAGCTGTCTTATCATTTCGACAGATTGCCCACTTGGCTGTTTTAATTGGAAAAGAAAATACCCATGTATGTTCTGGTTTAGTTACATCAGATTCATGTGGAATACCTTTCTCTACCATAAATTGACAAAGAGGATCTTTCTTATCGCCTCGTACAGTTCTAATATAATATGGTGCGTGTCTTGCATGGATACCAGAAGCAGCATCAACTAATTGTGAAACAGTACCAGATGGTTTCACACAAGTAATAGCTGCAGCTGGATTAATACCAAGTTGTTTAGCAACTTTCTTATTTGTTTCGATTGCAATATTTTTTAAATAATTTAAAGTACCAGAAAGTGGCCACTCCTTTGGTTCTTTTGTACCATTAGTATATGCATTATCCATAATACCAGTTAATGATACACCAAGCAATGCTTCTTCCTCACAATTCTTTTGCCATGTCTTAGATAAGTAACGAAAGTTTGTTAATGTTGCTTGCCACGTTCCAAGTATAGATGCAAGACGAACCTTTTCAGCCAATGTTGCAGGAGTATCATCTGGTCTAATAACAATCTCTGTTAGATTACAAAACTCTGCATCTCTCAATATAATCTCTGAGCAAGGATTAGTACCAAAATTATGATTAGGATCTCTGCGATCACCAAGTTTCTCGACTTGTTTTTTTGCAGCCATTCGATTAAAGATTCCACGCTCCCCCGATTTGGATTCAATTAAATTCATCCATTCTTTAAGAAAAATATTAACATCAGGTTTCTCTGTATAAACAACAGAGTTGTTTGACAGAGATCGTTGAGCTTCATCCAACCACCATTGTCCAGACTTAGCTTTTCTCATTCGTTCATCTGTAAGATTAGAAAGAGAAATCAAAGCAGACCTACGAACACCACCTACCACAACTATCTCTGCAATCTTACACATCAAATCGTGACACTCAATAGAAGATAACTTTCTTCCCTTTGCACCTCTGAATGTATCTATTGTAAAACGAAAAAGATTATCCAATGGTAAAGGACCTGATGCTCTTCCACCAAAAGTTTTTAATCGTTCACCAGCTTTACGAATCTTTGTCATATCCCATTTTGGAATCTGTCCTGCATACAACATAGATATTAATTCTTTATATGCTTTTGCCCAACCAATCTTGGAATCAGCAACATGGATAGTTGTATCTGTATCATACAATTCATCTGCTACCAACGGAAGTTTCTCAACCTCTCTGCGTTCTACAGAAAATCCAACACCAGTTCCACACATCAAAATAAATAAACATTCATCAAAGGCACTTTTATGATTGACAGCTAAGTATGCACAATTATATCCTGCAACATTATCTCTAGTCAATGCTTCACCAGCAGTCATCAATGCTCTCATAGAAGGCATGATCTCTAAATTTAATACAGCTGTTTCTAATTCTTTTCTATCTTTCTTAGCTTTACTGCCAAGATGATTTTCAAAGAAATCAAAATATCTCTTTACTGTTTCTGCCCACGTTTCACGTTTATGTTTATCTTCTTGCCATCTTGCGTATCTACTTTGATGTATGAATTGTTGGTATGTTGTTGGTAATTTCATTTATCTATTTTCTCCTCTAGTTCTTTCCATTCTCGTTTGCTCATATCAAAATCTTTCTCATTTAAATCCTTAAGTTTTTTCTTTATTACATCCCATTCCATTCTACTGAGGGACATACTATTTAGACTGTAATCTTCAAAGGCTTCAGTTGCTAGTGGAACCTCTGGTTTCACCATCTCAAACATACACCTGGCATAATCTTGTATTTCTTGTTGGGCATGGTCATCCATTCTCAATCGGCAAAAATGAAAAAAGTTGTGCAAGTCAATCTTCCAATAACATTCTGTATAGTTCGATACTGGTAAAACTGTTCTTGCCAACTCTCTTGTTAAGCCACCATGTGGTGTTGCTTCATTACCGATTAAGTACTTATAAGCCCAGATAGCTTTATGTGTAGCTTCGTGTATTTTTGATTTATAACCCTGCAACCAAGCAGGAGATAGTTCACCATCTCTCCCTTGTTTATTAGTTTGAGATTGTGGTTTTAGATAGTTATCGCTTGGTTCATAACAATCATCTGTCATTATAGAATATCTACCAGAGTACTCATTTAATGATGCTGTTCGATGCCTCACTAACTGCCTCATAATAAATATAGGAAGCTTGAGATGGAATTTAACTTCTACCATCTCAAGTGGTGAGGTATGTTTATGTCTTACTAGATAACGAATTAAATTTCTATTGTCAGATGCAGTCCGAGTCCCCTTTCCATATGAAACTCGAGCTGCATCAGCAATATCTCCATCACTACCCATTATGTCTATAAATCTTACAAACCCATGCTCATGTATGCTTTGCTCTTTGATCTTCATTATAATCATCTCCAAATAATACTATTTTCATATCTTCAAATGCTTTCTTTTTATACTCTGCTTCACTTCTAGTCCATGATAAGCTTGCTGCTGTATTCTGTTTTTCTCCGTAATGGTTAATCATATCAGTTAAGTAATATTTGGTTTGTTCTTCCGTTAAAAGCATTGTATCCTCCTAACATTTTTTCCATTGGGAAAGTTGAAAATCTGCTTGCAAACCTGAATATGTATTACTATCTATAATGTCAACAATGTCACTTGTTGTCTTACCACTCATGACCATTTCATTAATATCCTTTTCATCGACACCATCAGGCCAAATGCAAACACTATAACCATTTGCTATCACCTTCTTTAATG